TATAATAGAATCCCCATATCTTATAGCTGCATTTTCGTAATCGTAATTATATGCTCCGTCATTACATATATATTTAGTAGATATAAGATCCCCATTCAGATTATAAATGGCAATACACTCGGCTGAGCATTTTAACATCATTGAAATATTAACAAAACCAGACCATTTACACAATAATAAATTATCATTGTCAAAAAAAGGATATCCTGAAGATGGCTCAAAAGCTACTGTTTTGTATTCTCCATATCCTAAATATATATCTACTGGATCAGGAATTATCATATCTTTCTCCCATATAATCTTATTATCACTTCTTCTTTCTTTTACCAGCCGCTTTTTAGATTCATTATTTATTGATGCATAATATATATGCGTTGAATCTTGGGCTAATAATTTCCATTCATTAGTTGTTAAATAATCATCTACGGGAATGTTATCTTCGTTATTACTACAACTAGATATTACTCCAATAAGTAATAAAGATATTAGCAATACTTTTTCCATAATATCTATTTTTTATTAAGACTAATCGTCTTATGTATATTATTCTTTTCTGGCTCTATTTTATTGCATGTAATTAGATTTAACTCAACTCCGAAAAGAAGTCTTTCTAATCTATCATGTTGGTTGTTCATCTTAATGGCAATGTCTTCTAATTTGTGTATTATATCATTGTTCATATCTAAGGTTTTTAATCTCCTTAAAAAACATGATAAGATGTTCATTTGTTTAGCTTACATTTGGTTTTTCTAACTGTTCTTTCAAATCGGTGTTTTCATTTTTAAGCACTTCGATAACATTTAGTAAGTCATCCATACGTGTTTGGTATGTTTCTATTACTTTTATAAGGACTTCGATAGTCCTTTTGCTGTCTATTTGTTCTCCATGTAAATCTATGTTAATATTTTTTGTTTCAATTTGATGTGGTGCGGATGTTTTATTCGTTTTTGATTCTAAATCAAGTGATGTGGGCTGAGATTTAAGCATCTCACCTTCACCACGGAGTAGCCATTCCGAAGAAACAAGCGGTTCAGCTTCCAAAATTTTATATAATGTTGAATATTTTGGCTCTGCTCCTCTTAGGATATCATTAAGTGATGTCTGTGCGATACCTATCTTTTCTGCAAAAGATCTTTTACTTTTATATCCGAATTGAGATATTATTTGAGTAATTCTTTCATTTACAGTTGTTTTCATAATATATTATTTAAAATGTTTCTAAATAACGGTTTAGCTTATATTTTTTAGCGGTTTAATTTGCAACTGAAAGTTAAACCGCTTACTTTTGCAATGTGAAAACGAACTGAATACAGTTTTATTTCGCAACGGCAATAATTAATATACAAATATATGAATAAAATAGGAAGAACCAAAGAAATCCCACGGATAATCGTTCCACAAGGTGCACAGAAACACATCGCATCTCATTTCGGGGTTAGCGGTGAAACAGTACGCAGAGCATTAAAGTACATTATCAACACTGAACTTGCAGTAAGAATAAGGGAAGAGGCGATAAAGAATTATGGTGGTGCAGAATCCATTATCAGAGTGAAAATATAAATATTCAAAGGTTATGATGACAAGAACAGAAATGAATATGCTCACGGAAAGATTTGCAGAAGTGACGGGAAAACAGAATGATTCTGTAATGAATTCTGCTAGATGCGCAGAATATCTAGGAATATCTCAAGGGGCTTTAAGAAAACGCGTTCATGATGGTACTATCCCATATACTAAAAAGGGCAAACTGTTGTATTTCTCTAAACAAGATGTAAATAAATACTTATTAGATAAATAAAAAATGAGCAAAGCAACCGATTTTATAAATAATAAATGCTACCAGCTTGGTAATCCGGTAGAACCGTTGATTTTTAAAGCTGACGCGCTGGAAGCTATTAGTATTGCATGCAAGGAGATAGAAGAAAGAACTGTGATAGTGTACCGGCAGTTATGTCCTTGTTTTCAAAGGGGGAAATGTAAGCATTATCCTCACAACCAAAAACAAGGTAGTCAAATATGTGATATGGAATGTGATCGTATAAGTTATCTAAAGAAACAATTGGCTTGTATTTCAGCAGACAAATAAATATATCCCCTCCCGTAAGATTCGGGGTAACAACCGGTTTAAGCCGTTGAGGGGAACTGTTCAAAGTTCTTTCACACATTGTAAATGTTTATATGGTGTAACTCATAAGCCATATAATGCAGACAAACGGACTGATTATAGGAGTCAATACCAGCAGGGATGCCGTGACGTATTGAGGGTCTATAATAATTGATTGAACATACTTTCGGTGCACCGATTTGTCCTTAGTGCATTAAGTAAACTTGGTTGGGCACAAGTACCGCCGGAAGGTCTAATATATCCCCTCCCGTAAGATTCGGGGTAACAACCGGTTTAAGCCGTTGAGGGGAACAATATAAAAATGCATATTATGAAAACAGCTAATTTTATCCTGTCTATATTTGCCGCACTATGTTCTTTAGGAATGATTTATGGTGCGATAGTTACGGAAAGCCCTATAAAATCTGTATCGGTGATTATATTTTCCATTATCTCATTATTGTGTGTGAGATTGGTGGTAATGACATACAGAGAGTTAAAGGAATATGAATGATTTTTTCATCTAGTTTTTTTGTTATTTCATAAAGTTAATGTTGTCTGTCCGTGCCTGTATGTGAATATAGGTACGGAATTTCACCGTCCATGGTTGGTACTGTCTAAGGTAATAAACATAAATAATTATCTGTTCTAATCTCTACTTTCATTTAACGGATAGTATGGCGGCCCGATTCCGCTGACGGTGGCTGTAAGTTATCATAAGTGATAGATTAAGTCGTTTAGGTTTTGCTCCTGTAGTCTGTGAAGATAGCAGGAGTTTTTTAATTGGAAACAAGTTAAGTTATGGATATAAATATAATAAAGGAGAAAGCCAGAGAGTATGCAAATGGCATACATGGAATTACGCACAAAAGAACAGCATCAGTGGATTTTGAAAAAGGTGCTCAATTTGTTTTGGAATCCATGAAATGGAGGAATGCAGAAAAAGATCCTCCACCATTAGACACAAGAGTGTTTGTAAAGAGTTCCGGGAAATTTGTGAATACCGGGATGTTGGTATTCGATAGTGAGCATAAGAAGAACATTTGGATATGTGGAAATACTAACCGGGCATGGGACATTGATTTTTGGAAACCATTGCCACAATAATTAGATAAACTTAAAATAAATGGTTATGAAGAAAGGTGATAAAGTACGTGAGATAGGTGATACGTTGACAGGTACAATAGTTTATATCGCTAACGGATATGCTGATGTCAAATATCCTAATATGAAAGGTGTATGCTCGTTGCCGATCCAATTTCTTGAAAAGGTATGAGAACTATAAGCCAGATAAGCGATGAATTGGAAAAACTTTATTCAGAGCTTGATATAGTCCAGTCAATGAGTGAGGAATCGGTAAGGCTCACATTCAATGCTGACTGTAAAGGTAAATATATATCCTTGCTTAATGAAGAAATCGATTCTCTTGAAAACGAACTTGAAGAATCGGAGAGATATCATGGCAGGAAGCGGAACTTTGTAAGGACTGCGGACCTGCCTTTTTTGCGTTGGTAAATAATAATTTTATAATGAGTGAACAGTTAATATACAGTAAGATAGCCAATATCCTCAAAGAGACAAAGGCTATCACCAAATCGGAGAAGAACCAGCAACAGGGATTCAAATTCCGTGGGATTGACAACGTTATGAACGAACTTCATGAATTATTCTCAAAAAATGAGGTGTTCATACTACAGGAAGTGCAGAACTTCACAACGGAGAACAGGATAACGAAATCCGGCGGTACGAACACATTTACAAGGGCTACGATAAAGTTTAGGTATATGACCACTGATGGCAGCTTTGTGGAAACTGTAAATGTGGGTGAAGCAATGGACGCAGGCGATAAAGGAATGAATAAAGCAATGAGCATAGCGTTGAAATATTCTTTGCTTCAATTGTTCCTGATTCCTACAGAAGAGCAAAAGGACCCTGATAGTACAACACCTGAGGAAACGGATTTCCTTGCGATGGCATTGCAGGAAGTAAGATCAAGCCTGTCAATCGAGACATTACAGGTAGTATGGGGAAATTATAAGGAATTACAGAGTGACAAACGTTTTGTTGAAGCGGTGACAAGAAGGAAAGGAGAACTGAAATGAAACTAATCAAATCACAAGTCGTTTTCAATCCCGATGAACATACTTATATGCTAGGGGATAAGGAACTAAGTGGTATTACTTCCGTGATAGGCAGACAGCTTTTCCCCGATAAATACCGTGATGTTCCCGAAGACGTGTTAAGGAAAGCGGCTGAAAGAGGTACTATGATCCATAGTATCTGCGAACTTGTCGATGATATGGGGATAACTCATGACAGCGATGAAGCACAAGGATACAAGAAACTGAAAGATGATTGGGGATTGAGGTACGAATGTTCCGAATATCTTGTATCTGACAATGAGCACTATGCAAGCTGTATCGACAAGGTTTATCGCGAAAATGATACGGATTTTACTTTAGGTGATATAAAGACCACTTACGTGCTTGACAAGGAATCTGTAAGATGGCAGTTGAGTATATATGCATACTTTTTTGAGTTGCAGAATCCGGGATGCAATGCGGTAAGGCTTATAGGTATATGGTTGAGAGGTAAAAACCATGAAATAGTAGAAGTCGAGAGAATACCATCAGAAATTGTAATAAATCTGTTGAAATGTGATTCGGAAGGCAGACAGTTTGTGAATCCCTATTCCATATCCCCTGTTACTCTTCCTGGAGAGTACCGAAAGATGGAGAGGACAATACAGGAAATTGTATCACAGGCAAAATATTGGTCCGATAAAAAGAAAGAAATAACTGATGGCGTTATGATGGCTATGGTAGAAGCCGGTGAATATAGTTGGAAAGGTGATATCATATCATTTACTCGCAAAAAGGACACTATCAGAAAGGATTTCGACAAGAAGGCGTTTGAGAAAGATTATCCTGATTTGTATAAGAAATATTTAAAAGAGATTCCAGTAGTTGGAAGTGTAACATTAAAAACAATATAATTATGGCAATTTTAAGTGGTTCTATCTGTCTCTCTGATATACCTCGTGAGCAGATGAAGAAAATTAAGTGTAAAGACGGAGTTGAAAGAATCTATGTGAATGTGGCTGTTATCGAGCGCAAAGAGAAATCCCAGTTCGGGCATACGCATTTCATCACTTGTTCTCCTAAAAGAGAGGAACGGGTAGAAGGTACACGGTATATTTTTGGTGACCTCAAAGAGTTTGTACCTCAGAATACATCACCTAGCCCAGAGGATATAAATAATGCTCCGAGTGTTTCCCAGGATGATGATCTAGATTTGCCCTTCTGATGAAGTACGATGGTTCCAATCCTCTCCACGTCCAGCAGGCAAGAGCGAAGCTGGAGAAGTTGATAAAGGAACAGAAGGTGTTTGAATTGACGGAAAAGAGACCGCAAAGGGGTATTCAAGCCAACAAATACCTTCATGTCTGCCTTGCTTATTTCGGTTGCCAAATCGGTGAAACGATGGAATATGTAAAGCGGAACTATTACAAGATTCTCTGCAACAAAGACACTTTCGTCCGTGAGAGAGAAGACAAGTTTTTGGGTCGGATAAAGTATCTACGAAGTTCTTCTGATCTTGACAGCGCGGAGATGAGCCTAACTATTGAGCGGTTTCGGAATTTTTCGAGTGCCCAATGTGGTATATATATCCCATCTCCAAACGAAGAACGTTTGATTCAGTTGATGGAGATAGAGGTTGAACAAAACAAATTTCATATTTAAATGAAACTTACTTTGACAAAACAAGAAGTGCTTCTCATCCAGTTACTTCTTCATATTTATAAAAACGAGTTGCCCGATGACGGAACAGAGAAGCATGGACGTTTTGTCGGGAAGTTGTACAAGAAAATCAAAAGACAAATTATTAATCAATTAAAGCAATAAAATTATGGAAAGCAACATATCGCGCGATCATATTGCACTTGAAGCAATGAAGTGCATAATGATGACAGCAAAACGCAGGAGAACTTTATGGAATAGAATTGTAACATTGTTTTTCCCATCCAAAGAAGTTAGTATTACAAACTACAACTCTGAAAAACAGGCTAAAGCAGCTTACCAAATAGCTGATGCAATGATTAAGGAACGTAACAAGACAAAGGAGGAATGATATGTATTACGAGGTAAAGTTAAAGGTGATGAAACCTAACAAGGACGGTCTTGAAAAAGAAGTAAAAGAACACTTCATTACAGACTGCTCACTTTTTGCAGAAGCGGAAGCCAAAGGGATCGAACAGTACGCATCCGATAATATGGAATCTGATGTCTTCTCCATTTCACGTTCAAACATCATTGAGATAATCAACGAAAAGACAGAAGACAAACCATTCTTCAAGGCTACCATTGTAGATACTCAGATTGATGAGAACGGCAATGAGAAAGAATTGAAATACTATAATTTGGTTTGCGCAAAGGATTTAAAGGAGGCAAACACTTTGATGGAACAACACCTTTCACAAGGTTTGTCTGATATGAGATTGGATGCGATTGTTAAAACCAAAATAATTGATTTGATTTAGTTATGAAAGCATTATTTAAAATGGACTTCGATTGCGGAAGAATGGGCAATCTTGAAGGAGTATTTATTGCAGACACAGAAGATGTCGAATACTTAGTGAATAACAAAATCAGTGTTTACTTCGGTGAAGTACTTGGCAAACACTCTGAAATATCCGGGTGTGTGGCTGAAAGTGAAATCAAACAAATAACCACCGATGAAAATGTAATCAAGATAGTTGAAGAATATGGGCTCAACAGTGGGTATAATCCATTTGAATACACTCTTTGTACATCAGAAACGGAAGATATACCAGACAACGGAGTTGATTGGGATGATTGTACTGTACAAGAATACATAGACTTTATGAGGAAAGGTATAATACCCCAATATTACGAGAAAGATTATAAAGAATGGCTAAGTAGCCAAAAGGAGGATTAAATCATGCAAGACTATATTTCAGATTGGTTCATTCCGATGGATTTCGGTAATGATATGCCGGACGAAGATCCTAACGGTGAGGATAATTTCAATTTTGATTAAGTAATGGTCAGTCAGTATGGTGGAACAATGAGATACACTAAAGTGAAGCTCTTATAGATAGGTTGGCAAGTCAATATGTTACGGTTAGCTGTAAAAAGAAATTCAAACCACTGAGCTAATAACAGGTAATGCTGAATGTCACCGCAACGTGAAAAAGCAAAACTACTTGGTGAAAGTCCAAGAAAAACTCCTATCATGCAGGTGCAAGTCCTGCTGCTGACACATAAATGTGAGCCACACATCAATGGCATGGGTTAATAAATAATGGTTGTGCCCCGGAGAATACGCTTCGGGTCTTTAATTAAAAGAATAACATGGAAACAAAAGAAATTACTAAGACTGTTTACATCGCATATGATGGGGAAGAGTTTCTTTCAAAAGAGGATTGTGAAAAATATGAGAATTTTGCAAAAAAAATACTTTCACGTATTAAATATTTCTGTATCAGATGTAATCCGGATTTGACAGAAACAGGGAATTTTACACATAAGATATATGTAGCAGTATTCTCCAAACATTACTTTTATAGAGATATTGCTTTTGAGTGGGCATTACGTAAATTCGGTTATTTAGGAGTAAGTGTACAAGGATATGGCTTTCAGACACATTTTTGTGTAAGTGAAGTTTCTAAAGAAGAATATGAAAAGTGTCCACCCACCGAATGGGGAGGATCAAATTTAAAAAGTGATAAGATATTCCTCAGCCCTATATTGGTAGAAGGATTCCCTGAAAACATTGACTACATGAAAGAATGGGGATTTAAATAATGCCGTACTACATAAACAAATAATAATTATGACATACGAAGAGATGAAATCCAAGGCTTGTGTGGCAAGCAGCCGTAGTAAGCCCAAAAATGAAGAGCATAAAATACAATGTTCTTGTGTTAGATATTTCCGTTTAAAATATCCCCATCTCAGAAATATGCTGTTTGCTGTTCCTAATGCGGCAAGACGTTCTGCAAGGAACGGAGCTTATATGAAAGATGAAGGTATGCTTCCCGGAGTCGCAGACCTGATACTTCTTAAGAGCAATCGTTTCTATGGAGCTTTGTGTGTGGAAATGAAAAAGCCGGGAGAATACCAAAGACCGGTCCAAAAAGAATGGCAAAAGGAATGTGAGGCAAATGGTAACAAATACATCGTTGTTCGGTCATTAGACGAGTTTATTAAAGTGGTGGATAATTATTTGAAAGATATTTGAATTTTATTTTGGTATTTTGAATTTGAGTTGTATCTTTGCGGTGCAAGTACGCCAAACCTGCATTAACATATTTATTTGGAATGGGCTTTTTTATGTCCATTAGATACTTATACCACAAAGATATAAGGCTATTGTTCTCTCGTGGATACTCATTCCAATAATGTGTATCGGGTTTGGCGACTTGGAGAGGCAATAGCCTTCTTTTATTATATAACTCAAAATTTGTTCAAATGCCAAACCCGACAAATTTAGAGCAGAAGCGAAGTACAGTAACTTCTACATCTACGTTATCGGCTAACGTAAAAGCCATTTTTGTGTTGATAATGTTAGTACTCACTATCATTAACCCTATCTTGTTTATATTACCGTTTATTGCTTGCTTCATTTCAGCGAAGAAAGGAGGTCTGTTATGAAGGAGTACGACTTTACTTCATTAAATGATTTCTTCAACGAGTTCATGCCTCCGAAAGAACTTGCGGACCAGCTTGTACAGATTTTGTTCAACTATGCTTCATGTGTCAATGAAGAAACACTTGAATGCTTCAAGAATGATGTAGACACAATTAATCTTCTGTATCAAGAAATAACAAAAATATAATCAACTAAGTGCTGGTAGCCTTATACAAGGCTGCCACACCTCTTATATCATAAATTATGAAAACAATAGGAGAAATAATGAATGAAATAGAACATATACCTAAATGCCCTAAAAATGGAGAAGTCAATTTGCTTTATTTAATTGAAATAATAAAAAAGTAATATGGAATTTTTAGAGAAAGATTTAGAGGACATTATTTGGGAAGCATACCAAAGTGAATATGGAAAATATGAATTATTTAATAAAGGGCTATCAATATCAGGTAAAATGTACAGACAGGTAAATCTTGGTGATTACGGAATACTTGATTTAATGACTGTAAGTATTAATCCTGAAGATGTGATAATATCAATTTACGAACTGAAAAAAGATATTATTAATATGTCAACAATGGCTCAAGCAGCAAGATATGGCACAGGAATATCTAAATATATAGAGGAAAGATGTAACATACATAACCGCCCTATATCCTTACAATTTTTCTTGATAGGAAAGGAAATAGAATGTAGATCTGATTTTGTATTTCTCTATAACAATAGCCCCCATTTTAAAATCTATTTATACAAATATGGATTAAATGGTATTCATTTTAAGTACCAACAAAAGAATTGGGTAATTAAGGAAGCACATATTCCCAATTATAATCTGTCTGTAAGCGATGTAAAATCTTTTGTTTTAAAAGAATATAATCCATTCTAAGAAATGAGCGATAAAGGATTTATAAAACTAAGCCGCAAGTTATTTGATAACAAGATATGGCAGGCCGCCCGGGCATTTAATGAGTGCGAAGCGTGGATTGACTTGATACAGTCAGCACGATTTGAGGCATCATCGACTACGTCGCGCATCGGGTGTTATGAAGTAACATGGGGAAGAGGGCAATATCCTGCATCCAATAGATTTCTTGCTAAAAAATGGGGAAGATCTGAACAATGGGTTAAATCTTTACTTGGAAAGTTGAAGAGAGAGAAAATGATCACTACTGATAATAGCCAAGGAGTTAATGTGATCACTCTCATCAATTTTGAGAAATATAATGGTGAAGTTGTAGATAACCCACCTAGTAACCCACCTAACAAATTAAATGATAGAGAGTTACAAGGGTTAATAACCCACCTAGTAACCCACCTGCATAAGAATGATGGAATTTTGCAACCCACCTCTAACCCAAATAATAAGAAAGAAGAAATAAATAAAGAAAACTCTATAAATAGAGTAAAAGAAAAAATGGGTTATGATTTTGGAAGTTGTGATATAGGTCTCAGTGAATTGCAACATGAGCTGTCAGCAGATAGCGGATGGGAAGAAGCAATAAGGCTTCATTTGTACCGTAACGGGATAAAGGTTTTCGACCATGACATGTTTCTTCTATGGCTTGACAAGTTCGTGATAAGCCTAAAAGCCGGAGGAACTATCTCGAAAGACAGGAAAGGCTTTATGGAGCATTTCAGAAACTGGATATTGACTGAGATAAAAAGAGGGGCTACAAATTTGTTTCAGGACACGAATGATGCTTTGCTGAAATCTTCCGAATGCAACAAGACATATCACAAATTCCTGTCGTATATCAAGAAACAAGCACCGTATTGTTTTTCCAATATGCGATTGCCTACGGAAGAAGAATTTTTGCTTTTACGAGACAAATATGGGAACGATATGTTTAAAAGCGCATTATGCACAATTGAAGGCAGAGTAGACATTCGTTCCAAATGGGATGTTTTGTATAACGCTGTTTTAAAACAATTTGAGTTTATGAAAGATGAAAGATGAAATAATACCTAGTGGAATGCGTATATTACCAAGAGATGAAGAGTGTGAGAAACGTGTTCTTGGGACCATTCTAAGCGAGAGAGATACCATTTACGAAGTGAGGGATATCCTTACTGAAAATTGTTTCTATAATGATTTCCACAAGCAGATATACAGGACTGTATTGGAGATAACAGATTCCGGAGGAAGGGCCGATGCTGTCAGTGTGAAATCAAAACTGGAGTTCTCCTATCCGGACTTTAGTTTATATGAGCTGGTAAAGATTTCAGGAATGTACACATTCGATCTGTATCAATATGCGTGCAGACTTCATGATCTGATGATACGAAGACGTTTTTTTGATATTGGGAGTTATCTTGACAGTAACGCTTTTAATGAGAAGGAAGATATTGCCGATGTCGTGCAAAAAGTGTCAGACCAGCTTGCTAATCTGTTCTCATCCAATTGTAATTCTATCAGCACAGTCAAGGAAAGCATAGAATCCGTGTATGAAACGATAAACCGCAACATGTCGGGAAAAACAGAATTGACAGGTACACCGACCGGATTTGACAAGATAGACGGGAAAACAGGCGGGCTTCAAAAATCAGACCTGATAATAATTGCTGGTGAAACTAGTGCTGGCAAGACGTCAATGGCTGTAAGCATGATGAAAAACGCTGCAATAGCAGGTGCTAAGATAGCCATGTATTCAATGGAGATGAAGAAGGAACAGATAACGTCTAGAATCATTTCAATGATAAGTGGTATTCCTTCAAATGTCATACTTTACTCACCGCTTTCTGGAATACAGTTGGAAAATGTAGACCGGGCTGTGGATACTGTATCAAAAATGCAAATCTATTTCGATGACAGGAGCACGTCCAATATCGACACGATAATATCCTCAATCCGTCAAATGAAATTAAAAAATGGGATAGACGGGGCTGTGGTTGATTATTTACAGATTTTGAATGTTAACATGAAGGGAAGCAACAAAGAACAGCAGATGGGAGAGGTTGCAAGAAGGCTGAAGAATCTGGCAAAGGATTTGGATATATGGATTATTGCATTGTCACAGATGAATAGGGATAATCTTAACCCTGTACCTACATTGGCAAGGTTAAGGGATAGTGGACAGATAGCGGAAGCAGCAGATATAGTTATGCTGATTTATCGCCCTGAGGTAAAAGGGAAACGTTATCCTGATGAGTTTTCAGACGTGGACACAAAAGGAACTGCCATGATTGATATAGCTAAAGGCAGGAATATAGGGCTATTGAAGTTTATCTGTGGTTTCAATGCCGCGTCTACTCACTTTTACGACTTGAACATTATTCCCATATCAAGTAATAGCACTGAAGAGGATAACAATCCATTTTAAATATGGCAAAGAAAGTCAAGCCGGAATCCGTATATGTAAAATGCCGGAACTGCAAGAATGCCTCGGACTTCGGGGATAATTCTGCGTATTGTAAGGCTAAAGGGCATAGAGTGTGTGCCTGTGACAGATACGGGCAAATTTGTAACAGTTTCCAAAAGAAAGAATCATAACGAAAAAAGGAGAAATTTATGAATACCGAGATGCAGACAAAGATACGTGAATGGGAAGCGGAACGCGACAGGAACCTGCGCATCCACTGTCCTCTTGTAGCCGCCAAATTCCAAAGATGGATTGACAGGGCGAAAAAAGAAGACGATAGACGGCATTTCCAGCCCCGTGGCAAGATTTTCAACAAGAAAGCCTGTAGTTGATACTTTCATGTAGGAAATTCATTGTACGGCTTTAAAATAGGTTGTATCAAATAAAATAATTGATAAAAAATACACGATCATGCAAGGAACTGACAAACTGAATACGATAACCAATATCGTATTTGTCCTCACGGACGTTTTAGAAACCAACCTCCTAGAAATGCAGCAGCAATACAAGAAGGAAGGCTTTGAATTGCGGCACGATTCAAAAAGAAACTTCAACACAGCCATAGCCGCGATAAAGAGATTGAAAAGTGATGTGAATCATTGCAGCGAATCCACTCAGGAAAACTTCGGCAATGATTCTGACATGGTGAACGCCATGTTGCTCACACTGATTGACAGGTGCGGTGATGATGACAACCTCGCTTATAAGATGTACGAATACATTAAATCTTTCCCATCCAAACTGAATCTAGACTTGGATTTGGATAATGCGTTCAGCCATTTGTTTAGAAAATCATGAAAACTGCTGATGGTTATCCTGTGGTATGTTACGGTGTAAAAGGTAAATACAATATACATCGCATCTGCCGCCGTTGTGCCATATATCGTAAATACGATTCGATTCCCGAAAAGCCATGCTACAGGCTTCATGGAATACATCTGTTGGGCAGAAGAGAATGCCCGATATTTGAACCCAAAAATATTTAGATTGGAATTTTATCATTTACCTGACATCAGGAAAATGGTTCAAAACTGATTAAGAAAGAAACATTATGGAAAGATATTATAAAACAATTAGAGACTCTAAAACAGGATTAAAGATTAAGGCTTTAATAGATAAGGCTGATGAGTTTGACAAGCAGGTAGCAGTTCTCCGTGAAAAATACGGATTTAGTAAGACATGGACTTCTTCATTTTATTACAGAAGTTTGGATATCGTTGAATTTACAGAAGAACCGGACATGGCTAATTGGAAAAGGATGAAAGATGTGCATAATGGCTATTATCCGCGTGCTCGTTGCAAAAATAAGGAGATATTGCAGGACTTCACCGACATAAATAAGAATACAATAAGACGTAACGAATTGGACTCAATTATAGGGATCGAAGATGTTTTTAATCATGCTGGATTTGATTTTACTATTCCTGATATTTATGTTTTCATTGTGGAAAGTGATTGGAAATGTAAATTACCTAAAGATTGCGAGGAGATAACCAATGTTGAATACAACAAGTTAATATCAAAGTGATTTGGCGTATAACTGAATAGAAATGAACATTGGAATATTAGCAGTTGACAGCAACTATCCTAATCTTGCATTGATGAAGATAAGCAGCTATCATAAGGTAAGGGGTGACAATGTGGAATGGTATAATCCGCTGTGCCATTATGATAAAGTCTATGCAGCGAAAGTATTTTCCTTTACTCCTGATTACGGTTACTACATCAATGCAGATCAGGTTGAAAAAGGTGGAACCGGATATGATATTTCAAAAATACTTTCGGTAGAAATAGACCGCTTGCAACCAGATTACAGCCTGTATCCTTCTGTTGATAGCAAGACAGCTTACGGCTTTTTGACAAGAGGCTGCCCTAACAAATGCAAATGGTGTGTAGTTCCTACTAAAGAAGGCAAGATTACCCCATACATGGATATTGAAGAGATAGCCATTGACGGTAGAAAGAATATTATCCTTATGGATAACAATGTACTTGCATCCGACTATGGTTTACAACAAATTGAAAAGATTGTTTCCATGGGCGTACGAGTAGACTTCAATCAGGGCTTAGATGCTCGCTTGGTAACAGACGACATCGCCCAGTTATTGGCAAGAGTAAAGTGGATGAATTGCATACGGTTCGGCTGTGACACTCCAGGACAAATTGCTGAATGTGAACGTGCAACGGCTTTGATTGACAAGTACGGCTATAAAGGGGAATATTTCTTCTATTGCATCTTGATGAACGATTTCAAGGAGGCATTCAATCGAGTTAATCATTGGCGGAAGAGAGGACGTAGGTTCTTACCATACGCCCAGCCATACCGGGATTTAAATAATCCGCATCAAATCATACCACAATGGCAAAAAGACTTGGCCGGATGGGTTGATAAGAAGTGGATATTCAGAAGTTGTGAATTTAAAGACTTTATTCCACGGAAAGGATTTAAGTGTAGTGAATATTTTTTTAATCAATTATAGTAAAACATATTAAAAATGAGTGAAACAAAAATCATATTAGATGCCTGTTGTGGCAGCCGTATGTTTTGGTTCGACAAGGAAAATCCTTGGACCTTGTTTGCTGACATTAGAGATGAAGAGCATACTCTTTGCGACGGTCGAAGTCTGAAAGTTCATCCGGATATTGTATCTGATTTTACCAATATGCCATTCCTAAATGAATCTTTTAAACTGGTAGTCTTTGACCCACCCCATCTTTTAAATGTGGGTAAAGAAAGTTGGTTGGCCAAGAAGTATGGTAAACTTCCCGAAGATTGGCCAAGGGTGATAAAAAAAGGAATTGATGAATGCTTTCGAGTACTTGAAAATTACGGTGTTCTCATTTTCAAATGGAATGAAGACCAGATAACGGTTAAAGAAGTATTGAAAGCCATCGGACGGCAGCCGTTGTTCGGTCACACCACCGGAAGGCATGGCAAAACTATGTGGATGTGTTTTATGAAACTACCAATTAACTAATAACTGAACAGAATGGAAACAATTGAGATGAAAGCATTAAGGATTAAGAATATCCTTAATTCACTAGAAGAAAAAATCGAATCTGGTAATATAACAATCAGAGAAGCTGCTATTGAATTGCACAAAGCTGGATGGATAAATTATATAGACATTGACACAACTAAGAAGCTGCTTGGTTTGAATTAATCAGAATATTCAATAAGGAACAGAATATGAATGAAGTTAGAAAGCTATATAACGATGATGGATGCGTTCTTAAAGAGGCATCTAGCAATGACTATGGATCATGGAATTCAGCAAGAACACTTGGTCCTATGGAAAGAAGGAAAGAATACAGAAACCTATGTTATAATTTTGAATATGAGCGGGGAACTAATATCCCTCACTGTGCAAAGAAAGGTGTATGTGATGAGGATTGCGAATACATGAGAAACTTTAAAGAATAGGATATGAAACAGACATTGGAAAAAGCAGCAATAGAAAGCTGCGTGATAGATAGAAGCATATACAATGACGAGTATCAGCCGTATTACTTGGATGGCTTTAAGGACGGTGCAGAATGGCAGGCAAAGCAATCGCCTTGGATTAGTGTTAATGAACGGTTGCCGGACCCAAACAAGATTGTCCTTTGCAGAATGGTATCAAATGGATCGATTGTTAGTGGCTATATCG